GATTCCCAATATGTGTACCACTACCGTGGGGAGTACTGGTGGAATCCGTCTCGTGGTGACTGGTGGATGCGTGGGCGTACCCGTGTACACAAGAGTGACGCACGAGCGGACTGGGACAAATTGGAAGGGGCAGCAGTAGGCACAGGCGAGTGGAGTGACGGTGTGCTGACAGTGTTGAGTGTCAAGTAAAAGTATGAAATGCCCCCACACATTCTTTGCCGAAGCACGGCTCGCACGCGACTCGCTTAGTGCTTTGGGTGCGGCAAACACAAACGATTTGCGGGAGTATCCGGGCGCACGGGGTGAGCGTGCCCACAAGCGGTTGCACCGTGAAATTGCTAAAGTGCTGAAGGGGCGGCTGTCCAAGACTGGAGCCGAACTTGCAGTGGGTATGAACGAAGCGCGGAGCCGTAAACACTAAATAATAAAAACAGGAGAACAACCCCACATGAACCCCATCCACAACCCCTTTTCTCGTGACGAACACCCTGATCTGACCGCTGCCATTAACGGCGTGGTGAACGGGCAACCCCGACCTGTAGAGGAAGACATCCAAACCCCTGCTCGTGAGCGGCAGATGAAGCGCAAGATGAAGGCAGCAGAACACGGCAGCGACGCAGCGTCTAGCCGCTACATTCAGGCATGGGACGCAGAAGCCAAGTCTCCTGACACCAACCCCAAGGCAGCAAAGGCACTTCGTGCGGCTGGAGAGCGTTTCAACGCAGCAGTAAAAAAGCGAAATGCACTGTACACCACTCAACGCAAGGAAGGCAGCAGCAAAAAGACATACGGTGTGGGCGGCAAGGTGGTGCGTGAATCCGCGTCTCCACAAGGCGGTGACAAAAAGCCGTTCAACCCATTCAACCCCACGCTGGGCGATCTGCTCCGCTCAAAGCAACAGGACAAAAAAGCACCAAAGGGCAAGCCTGTAAAGGAAGCCGTGACACCTGCTCAACAAAAGGTGTTTGCCCGTGAACGGGAGCGGATGCTGAACGCACTCAACAACCCCAAGCAGAAACTCTCACCCACCGAGCGTGAAGCAGTGCTGGCTCGTGGGGCGCGCAATGCTGCTGCCGAAACCCGCAAAGGTGCGGTGTCACCCACTGGTGAGAAGTCACCCATCCATTCCGCTGCCAAGGCACACCACGAGTACGCTCGTCGTGAAAGCAAGAAACTGGATGCAATAGCCAAGCGCAAGGTACAGGAAGGCGCACAACTAGACGAACGCATCATTGACGAAGTGGATTTCTTTCAAGCGTCCAAGAATCTGCTTACAGGCAAAGGCTTCAAGACCAACCGTGAGGTGAGTGGCGCACGAGTAAACGCCAACATGGCAGCAATGCAGCGTCGTAAAGCACGAGCAGCCAAGACAGCCAAGAAAACTAAATAACAGCACAAGGAGATACACTAATGGCACGATTCAACACCAACACATTCCGTTCGCTCAACGAGAGCATTGCACGCATCCAAAACCCAATTGCTGCACTGGACGAGGCTATGGAGTACACCAGTATTCTTGAAGCAGTAATTCTTGACCTTTGCGAAGCACTAGACCTTGATCCACAGGCACTACTAGAAGACTTGCAGACTCCTGAACGAGATTACGAAATGTACTCAAGCATCCGTAAAAAGAAACAGGCAGCGGATAAGCATAGACTCAAGGCAAAAGACACATCAACGCCTGCACGCAAGCGAGCAGCGGTTGCACATAAACTCAAGGCAAAAGACGCAGCAGCGGATGCACGCAAACTCAAGGCAACAGACGCAGCAGAAAAGGCTGACAAAGAGAATGTGTACGGCACGGGTGGCAAAGTGGTGGATACTCGTACAGCGTACAATCAGCGAGTAAATCGTAAATGGACTGCCGCAGACAAGAAAGAGTGGGCACGAACTCACTACGGTAATACGGGGCGAGAAATAGAGTACGATGACAGCAGGAGCACCATCCCTTACAGGAATTACAAACGGTAAACCCAAAATCAATTTGTAAAAAAGAATCCCCCCGCAAGGGGGTTTTTCTTTTGCCTAAATAATTGCTATAACGGAGAAGCACATGCCATCAAACACAGACCTAGCAGATGTGAATGAAATTTATGTTGGTTATTTACTGGCAGGTAGTAAATGGTGGGATGCCGAAGCAAAAAATCAATTCAATCGCAAATCCAAGGTGATTGGTGCGTCACGAACTGCTATTCAAATTGAACGGGCAGAACGAATGGTTGAAGAGTTTTTGATATGGGCAAAAGCACACAAATACTCTGGAAAAGTAAAAAAGGTGTGGTGGACTGCACGACCGGGTGTGCTGTCTCGTGCGGTTGGACGAGAAGTAGACTCACGCAAGAATCCCACAGACATTCTTATACAATTCACCAGAGGGCCAGTTGACGGATTCTTGGGTCTGTCCGCAAAATCCACATCAGGTGGGGGTGATATTGGTTTCAAGAATCCGGGTATTGGAACCGTGGAAGCCGCACTTGAAGTGGATTTGAGCACTGTGCTCACAGAAGCAGTAACCACTGCTGTAAAAAAATTTAAACTACCAGAAAACTCAAAAGCACGAAAAGACGCTATTCGTAACAAACCCGGCGTACAAAAACAAACACAAGAGATAGGATCACAAGTGCTTGCCAAGGTGCGAGACATCATGTACACCCGCTTGAACGAACTTGATAGTTTAAAGTTGCGTGATTACATATTGAAAAATTGGTTGGATGCCAGTAATGATTTATACCCACCGTATGTTAAAGTCACGGGCATGGGCGACAAACCGGGAAAGATTACTGCCAAAGTAGACGACCCGCTCAAGAACAAAAAACTTGACGCAATTATGAAGGGTGAAATTTCAATAGAAAAAGTTGGAAACGAATCAATAGGTGTGAGTGCAAGTGGTAAAAAAATCCTGAAAATGAGAGCCAAGTTTGAATCTGAAAAATTAGCGTCCACCATTAAATTTTCGGGTGATCCGTGGAGTTGAAACCTGCTCTACATATTCTAAAGGAAAACACATGAAAGACTATTTCCAATTTATCCGTAATCTACACGAGCGTCTAGGCATTTACGATAACCCTAATGCTTTTGACCCAGCGAGTGCTGATCCTGAATCTCCTCGTGCTCGTAAACTAACACACGAATTTGATCGCAGGATGCGTGCAGCAGGCACAAGCAAGGGGTACAAGCAAGCCCTGTCCGCAGCGTGGGCAGGAATTCGTGCCAAGCGTAAAGCAGCAGCACAAAAGCCGTCTCGTACTCCGTATCCGTGGGGCAACAAGACCAGCATTGCAGGCTGGTGGAATCCCAAACTGGAAAACTACACATTCTCGCACAGCAACGGCTACCATGTAACACAATTGGTAAGAAACCCGTCTCGTTTCGGTATTAGTCAGCAAGAATTGTATGAAGGATTAAAAAAAGAGGGATACTACTATAATCAAAGGGGTTTGGGTTGGTACGACAAAAACGGAGACGAGCACATGTACACTGCTGAACGAGTCAAAGAGCGAATAGAAAAAGAGGACATGGATTTGGCTTACGAAGTCCAGCGTGTTGCGTACATAAAGGGTTGGCTCAAAGTGTACAGCGGTGGAGAAAAAACACCGTCTCTTGAAGGCATTGATCGCAGTTCCATTAAAGCCGCACTTCGTGAAATACTATCCGTGCGACCAGAAATAATAGATTTGGGCGGCAGCGTAGAAATCTTTGAAGTAGGCTTGGTACGAAACACACAGAAACTCCGCTGGCTGCGTGGCAAAGAAATACTAGATTACCTGAACTCGTAATGCACCACGATTTCCGCTCATATCTGACTGAACTGTACGACAAGCCGTTTCGGGTTGTGAAAAAGGTGGAAGCCCCCGATCACGCTGCGTACCACTACACAGACGGTGACGAAGCCGATCCCAAAGCAGACTACTTGGTTATAAACTTTGGGTACATTCAGCCACAAGACGAAGGTTGGGACATGGATTTTACACGCGGTGGTTCTACTGCACTCACAGGTGAAGGCAAGGCTACACAGGTGTTTGCAACAGTCATGGACGGGTTCAAACGATTTGTTAAACGCTACGCTCCAAAAACGGTTTCATTCACCGCAGCCAAATCAGAAGTAAACGCAAAAACATATTCGTACAGTTCAGGCTCGCGTGTAAAACTGTACAACTCGCTTATCAAGCGATACGCTGCACAAGCAGGATACCGTCTTGAGTCAACAAAATCCTTGGGCATGGGGCGTGAACTGTTTGTGTTGGAGCGAATTGCCCAATGAGCCGTCTACAGTTCAAATCGTATCTGACCGAAGCGTTTACTCGCCCTGCACCGTGGCTAGAACTCACCAAGCCCACAATATGGGGTCGGGTTGGCAAGTACGAAGACTTGATGCACCACAGGTACTTTGCAGTTAGCCGCAACGAAGGCTTGGACACCGAGATTGGTGTTGACAAGGGAAACGCAGGCAGAAAATACCACAGCGGCTACGGTGTTCCTGTACAAAGCGGTGAGCAGATGGACAAGTGGGTACAGGAAAAGGTTTCGCCGCTTCTGATTCCCCAAGGCATGTTATACTTGCCCAGTATTCAAGCCCACATTTTCCGTGTGTCGTTTGGGCACGCATTTGTGTGGGGCGAGAACAAGGGCAGCGAAATTCGTCCACTCGTGACAGCAGACGGTAAACGGATATACGAATTGTCTTTTGCCCGTCTAGCGTTTCCTGTCCATTTGGACAAGATAAGCGGACACTACTACTGGTCAGACGAACACATTGCGGACTGGAACACTAGTAACGATTTTGTGGACAACGATGTGGGCGACCTGAACCCACGCCAGTCCATCGGGGTGTTTGGCACGGTGATAGAGATTGCCAAAGCGTTTACCCGCCGACCTGATTTTGGTGGGCTACTGTTTGGTCGCAAGCAGGACGCTAAATCGTCTCGTGGGCGCATCTACGGTGGGCTAGCCCAACGGGTGGGTGCGTCTATTGGGCTAAAGTCCTACGAATTCCCACAGGGTGATCGCCATTTCAGCGATATGGGCGGGCCGAGCACAGACACGGTGCTGGTGGTGAAAAGCAAAAGTATTTACGACGAGTGTGTGGCTATTGCAGACGAAGCGTCCCGAGCACAACGGGGCGTGGACTCTATGGTTGCAGGGCTACAAGCGTATGGTGCGTCGCTGAACAAGCCTAAATATAAACCCATACAACAAATCAAATATTAAACTCCGTGGGTGACGCTACAGAAATGAATAAATAAGTAGACAAGGCAATTACTCCCCCCAATCGAAAGGACATTCCGATGGCATTTACCGCAGGATCAGTAGAACTAGCACGAGCCAACAAACTAGGCAACATTCTCGCCCACCTTTTTACCTCTCACGGTGTAAGCGGTGCAATTGGTCGCACAGGCGCACAGATGATTGAAAAAATGGCGAGAAAACTGGGCTTTGGTATTACTGGTTTGACTACCGGTACTGGATTCCCTCCTTTTGGCACAATCTATCCGGGATTGCTACCTAATACACCAGAATTTGCCACGGAGGCTGAACTACAGAATCCCCGTGGTAGCACTCTGCCAAATGGAAATATAATTGGAGCAAATGAAGGACAAACTGTTGGTATTTTCCTAAAGAAGTTTGTTCGTAGCGGCGCAGACCATAGGGCTGTCATGTATTCCGGCATTTCATTGGGTGGAACACTAAGTCCCGGTGCAACTGGTGCAACTGCTTGGGGAATAGTTGGTGGGGTAACACTAGACACTGGAGACAGAATTAATTTCGGTGGGGCTTTCAGCAATAATGATTTTGCGGTTGTTGGTAGTCCAAGAGGATTCACTTTGGCTTCGGCAGCAACACGACAAATTGCTTTTGCATCTCCGTGGGCTGGTGCTACAAAATCCCCAGGAACTCTTTTTACCGTTGAAACAATTGGAGTAAATGCTTTTACAGGTGTTGCTGGGCCTACAGGTGGTCAGCCTAACAATACTGCTGTAGTGGCAGGAGCAACTTTTGAAAACTTCGCAAGCGGAACACAAGTAAATGCAGGATTTACCGCAATGATTTATTTCAATGCTCCTGTTAGTGGTAGCGGTACTTGGAACATAAACTGAGTGGTATATGGGTGATACCGAATTTGATTTCGGTTTCACAGCGGTTGATGAAGACGAGTTAAAGGTACTTGCCCCTTCACCACCGCAACCACCACCGCAACCGGCGGTGTCAAGTGCTGCCATTTCGGCTATACAGGCTAGACTTGCAGAAATAGACGCTAAACTTGTGGCTTTCAAGCCAGCGTCTCCTGCACAACTAACCCGTGTGGAAGAAAAGATTGATCGTGTACTAAACATGGAGTTGGGGGAACTCAGTGCTTCAGTACACGCTCAAGGCGAAAACTTGAGTGCAGTTTTGGATGAGGTTGAAGAACGATCTAATGCTATGCGTGAGGACTGCAAAACCAAACTGTTGGAGTTGGAAGCCATGATACTTCCTCTACTAACTAATTTGATGAAGAACCCACAGAAAGAGTACATTCACTGGCCCAACCGTTCGGAAAAACTACAGACTCAAATTGACAGGATCACCAAACTGACACGCAGTTACGGAGCATGATATGAGCGACCAATACAAGAGTCTACGCACAGTAATCCTTGAACTTCAAGCAGCACCCGTAAAAACAGGGCACAAAGAGCGAGAAGTGTGGAAGACCGCTAGTGGTCACTACGGTGCAAAGAATCCATCTGGAACCGTGGACTACTTTGATGACGAGCAAAAAGCAAAGGTGTACTCAAAAGGACAGGGACGCGGTGGCAGCGTGGATCACGGCACAGTTGACTCTTCTCGGGAAGTGTCACTAGATCAAGACGGGTACGCAAAAGACAAGACTGTGGATCAAAAGCAAAAACCACAGGCACAGGCTGCTGAAGCACCTGCTCCCGCTGCTGCATCTCAAGCCAAACCACAAGCAGCACCACAACAAGGCAAGCCCGCAGATCAGCCCACCAAAACCGCTAAAGATCAACCACAGCCTGAAGAAGAGCATCCTGATGTAGCCGCAGAAGACCCACAAACAGTTTTTGATGCAGCGTTTCGTGAAGACCCTGTGGGCAGCGGAAAACTAAAACCTGATATTCGCAAGGCTAATGTGGTAGCCAATGCTATCAAAACCGAAACCTTTGCTGGCCCACGAGACGACAGCGAATCCGTATTCGGTGACGCAAACGCAGAAAAACAATTCACCGATGAAATGAACCACGCAGCACTTGCTGCTCTGCGTGGGCAAAAAGTGATTGACTTTGAGTTGTGTGACAAGATGTTTTCTCAAGTTGGTTTCTGCTACGACCGCAAGGGTGAAAAGACCACAAAGGGTATTGTGCGTAAAGAGATGCCGCAATTCTCTTCACAGGTTGATCCCAAGAAGCCTGATTCGCCTGCATTCAAGGCTCTCATGGCAGGCAAGGGATACACTAGTCCTGAACAAGTAACTCCCGAAGACTTGAAACTAGAAGTCAACATGGAGAAGGCGTATCAGGAAGCACTCAAAGACGCAGGCTACGAGATCAACGATCAGGAAGTGGATGCCACTTCACTCAAGCCTATTCAGGGTGAACTACTAGGCTCCAAAGTTGCAGCCATGTACGGCACACTCGTAGCCGCACAGCAAGACCCACAAAACTACGGCAAGGCTGCTGCTCGCCTGCTTGAACCCATCTATGTAAGCGACGGCTATGTGATTGACGGGCATCACCGTTGGGCAGCACAATGTGCAGTAGATATTGCAAACGGTCAAGGCACAAATGCCAAGATGAGAACCCGAACCATTACCAAGGGTGGCAAGGCAGTACCTATTGATGAAATTATCCAGTTCTCAAACAAGTTCCAACAGGATGCAGGACTAATGAGCCAAAGCCGCTCGGGTGCAACTGTGGGTGAGAAGCCAAAGGAAGAAAAGAAGGAGAAGCCCATGAAAGAAGGATTCGTAGACCCCCGTTCGTCTCGTGAGCGTTTGGTTGAGTCGCTGCTTGAAGCCGTAAAGGTAAAGCGTGATCGCAACCCACAACTAGGAACCATTGGCTACGGTGTAGACACCGATGACCCTGCACGATTCGTGGGATCAAACAAACCACTCAAGACTCGCAAGACTGATGCAATGGGCAACCTGCTTCCCAAGCCAAGCGCAAAGGGGTGGAAGGCAAGCGCAGCAGCCACAGGTAATGCCATTGAGATGGCACAGCAACTCATTGCCACCATGAACATCAAGCCCGCAGGCACAAAGTTTGAAGTGTACGGAGAGAAAAACGGTAAGCCGTATACACTCAAGGTCAAGAAGATCAAGAAGATGGGCATAGATACTTACGAGACTGCTGGTAGCCGAGAGGTTGAACTCAAAGCAGCAGGCACAGGGCTACAGGTTCTAGACAAGCGTACCCGCAAAATTGTACTAGATCGTGGCAACGACATGTTGTGGGACTAAAATGAAAGACTTCAAGGACTTACGAGATCACGCATTCAACTCACTTCAGAGATTATTCTTTGAAGAGTTTGATGCTGAACTCACCGAAAGCAAAATAGTTCTTGATATGCCTAATTTTGATCGTGAAGATGTGATTGCGTATCTTGACGAAGAAGGCATTGAGTGGGAAGAAAAAGACGGCGTGATTGAGATTCTTGATCCTGTGGAGCAAGCAGATATTGATGTGGAAATTGAAGCCGAAGAAGACGAAGAGATTGAAGAATCGGTTGAAGTGCAAACCGAAATGATTAACGAGGCTGCTGCTCGTCGCAAGATCGTGGTTCGTAAAGGCAAGAAGCGAATCATTTTCAAGTGCGGACCGGGCATGATGAAAAAGGGCGCAAGAGTGTGTGTGCGACGACCGGGTTCTCAACTACGCAAACTCAAGATGCGCTCCAAGCGGTCTGCTCGCAAGGCTCGTTCCAAGCGTAATGTGGCTAGAAGACGGCGTAAAATTTCTATGCGTAAACGGCTCTCGTTCGGCTTGCGTCCACGCAAGCGCAAGTAAAAACAGGAAACTACACCATGATTCAATGTGACAAGACACCCAACGGTGGTCGTATACAGGTTCGCAGCAACGATTCCCAAGCGGATATTGGTTTCGTGCTTTCCGATCAAACTGAAACTCCGCTGACTCTATACATCAACGAAGAGTACGGCAGCGATCCACGCCTCACACTGGCAGTAATCGACAGTCTTGTGGAGCGTTACGCTTCTCCTGTTGTGTGGTTCCGTACAGGCAACGCAGAGTTGCGGTATCTGCCGTACATATCAAACACAGTCTACAGGCACTCCACAGTTCACGAACAGTCGCTATTCACTCGCCCGTTCAACGACAGCAAAGCGTTTACACGAATCTATTCTCTTGCAGAAGCCATGAGCAATTACGCACTGGTTCGTTCTGTAAACGAAGAACTACAAATATTTGACAGATACGCTGTGCTGTCCAAGTTTAGGAAAGCGTTAAAACCACTGGAATTCATCACCATGAAAGAAGAGTGTGACTACAATATACAGACCGCGTGTGTGGACGCAACCCGTAACACCATTCAGCACGGCAAGGAGAACTTGGATGCCACAGGCTCGTACTCGGCGGCTTTTCAAAAAGTGCTACACGAATTGGAAGCGAAACAGGCGAGCGGCTCGTATTCGTTTGACGCAAAAACCGCGTATCTGCGTGAAGTCGTGGTTGGAGTGTGTCTACCAGCAATCGTCCTGTTTGGTAGCAGCAATCCATTCACACAGGCTGTGACCGAATCATTTATTCGTGGTGCTGCGGAGTACGCACGAATATCGGAAGAGTTGCTAGAAGGCTACGAAGCCGCACTCAAGTATTCAAACTAGATACTTTGTTGAATATTTCATAAATTACACACCTAGATACTATTAGGAGATTAAACTATGCCAAACATGAGAGATATGCTGCTATGGATGCAACAGCAACAGAACAAGCCTGAATTCGCTGCTGCCAAGCGGTGGATGGAACGCAACCAAACTCCACTTCCCCAACAGCCCAAGACTGAACCCGAAGTGGAAGCGGTTGATGAACAGCCATCTGAAGACGAATAAGTATGAAATCTTTTCGTCATGCTTTTGTGAATATTTCGGGGGATATAACAGCCGCAGAGGCAAACGGCTCTCGGCAGTACACAACACCCGATGGAGTTTTCCCGTCTGTGACTACTGTTACAGGATGGGCAAAGCGAAAGTTCTTCGCAAAATGGCGACGAGAGAATCCCGAAGAGTCCAAACGAATCCTGTCTCGTGGCACTCGGGTTCATGCTCTTATAGAGGACTATTTACAGAACCGTTTTGAGGCTTCGCTGCAAGAAGCCGCAGGCACGGAAGAGTTGGATATGTTCCACACCATGCAGCCGTATTTGGACTGCATTGACAACATTCGTGCGGTTGAAGTACCCCTGTGGTCAAAGAAAATTGGATTGGCAGGACGCACCGACTGTATTGCAGAATACAACGGCAACCTGTCCGTGGTGGACTTCAAGACTTCCAAGAATCCCAAGAGTGAAGACGCAATTGGTGATTATTTTACTCAAGGAGCCGCATACGCGCTCATGTGGCAAGACCTGACAGGGCAGCGAGTGGACAATATTACAATCATCATGGGTGTAGCCAGCACAGGCGAGTGCCAAGTGTTTGAAGCCCACACCCGCGATTGGGTGGAACCCCTCGTGGACGCTATTGCACTATGGAAATCCGAACAGGTTTCTACGGTCTAAATAATGGGGTGAAACCCATGAATTCCTTTATTCCCTTTCTAGCCGAATCCCTGAAAAGCACAGGGGGCAAGAATGTACATTTAGAGCATCTTGAAGACGAAATCTTCAACAGCGGTTTTGCAGGCTTCTCAAAAGCAATGAACTCTCTGCGTGGTGTGGTGCAGTCTCTACACGGCAATGAAACCGTGCCATACGATATTTCAGTCAAGTGGGACGGTGCGCCTGCTGTCATCATGGGCATCAACCCCGAGAACGGCAAGTTTTTTGTGGGCACAAAGAGTGTGTTCAACAAGACACCCAAGATTAACTACACCGATGCAGACATTAATGCCAACCATCCTGCTGACGGGCTGAACGCCAAACTCAAACTGGCACTCAAGTATTTCAAGACACTCCGCATCAAAACCATTCTGCAAGGCGATCTGCTGTTTGACAGCGAGACACGCAAGACTGAAACCATTGACGGCAAGCGGTACATTACATTCCAGCCCAACACCATCAAGTACGCGGTTGATCCGCAGTCCCATTTGGGCACACGAATCGGAGGAGCCAAGATTGGTATTGTGTTCCACACCGAATACGGTGGTGACAGCATGGCTGATCTGCGTGTTGTGCGGTTCAACCCTTCACTTGAAGGACTAGCCAAAAGCAAAACCGTATGGTACGACAACGCCACCTACCGATTCTCTCGTGGTGACGGCTTGTTTACCACCAAAGATATTGCACACATCAATACCCAAATAGACGATATTATTCGTGAGGGTATTGGGTTGCGAGCAGTAATGAACGGGCTAGCCAAAAACACAGCAGTTGTAGCCGAGATCAAGATGTATTTCAACAGCATTATCCGTAGCGGCCGCGAACTAGGCGATACCAATGAACTGCTAACATTCCTGTCTGCTAAAGTGGATGCCAAGCGTAAAGAACGAAAAACCAAAGTTCCTGCCAAAACACCAACCCCAACACTGGATTATGTGCGTAACAACCGCAACCAAATCAATCGGCTGTTCACGCTACATAATCGTGTAGCACAGATCAAGAAGTATGTGCTAGGCAAATTGGGAACCCTGTCCACAGAGTTTGGAACATTTGTGCAGAAGGGTGACAAGTATGTGGCAACAGTTCCCGAAGGGTTTGTTGCAATAGATCGTTTGAGTAACGATGCGGTGAAATTAGTTGATCGCATTGAGTTTTCAAAGGCTAACTTCACGATTTCCAAATCGTGGAAACAGTAAAGAGTTGGTGCACCGCAAGTGCATTACGGGAGGTGATCTAAAGTGGCTAAATCTATAAAGGATACACGACGAAGCAAAACTATTGTAGTTGCTTTCGGTCGTTTTCAGCCACCAACTTCGGGACACCAACTCCTTTTCAACAAGGTGGTAGACACGGCACACAAAATGGGAGCAGATCACGCGATTGGGTTTAGTCGCAGTCACGATCCCAAAAAGAATCCGTTGTCGCCATCTCGTAAATATTTTTGGTTGAAACGCCTATTCCCGGGAGTACATTTTTTAAACTCTGAAAAGATAAAGACCCCATTTGATCTGCTGTACACGCTTGCAGAGATGGGGTACGAGCATGTGGTGTTTGTGGGTGGCGAAGATCGCAGCGAAGACTACGATGACAAAAACATCCGTAAACTAATGAAGCACTCTGATCCTAAACGCCGACTAAAACTAAAGCGTTACGATTTCGTCATGGCAGGCAAGCGTGATCCCAAAGCAACAGGTGTGCAGGGCATGAGTGCCAGCAAGATGCGAGCCGCTGCCGAACAAGACAACAAGAAATCGTTTGCACAAGGAATGCCGTCTGCTGCGAGTCGTGACGATACTGTTCGCCTGTTTGATGAACTACAGCGTGGAATGCGTAAGGGCATGAAAGAAGAGTTTGACTTTACTGAACTGTACCATACCGCTGCTGCCAATATTATTGAAAGCGACAAGAACAAGCGTCGCCCACCCACACCCGGTCAGACAGGTGGATTCTCCAAGCACAACACACAGTTCCCAACCCCACCGTGCAAGATTGACGAAGACTTGGGTGATTGGTTCAAGCAGAAGTGGGTAAACATTGGTGGCAAGCGTGATCCAAAAACTGGAGAGTACCCCCCGTGTGGTCGCAAGAGTGCCAGCGAAGGCGGTTCGTACCCCAAGTGCCGACCTATGCGTAAGGTGGGCAAGACTCCTGAAACTGTGGGCGAGATGTCACCCAAGGAACGCAAGGCTGCTGTGTCACAAAAGCGACGAGCAGAATCCAAAGCGTCCAAGAGCGGCAAGGGCAACAAGCCTGTAATGACCAGCCACAAGTCTTTAGAAGAGGACTCGTCGTGCCCACGCACTCCGCAAAACAATGCTGAAAACACATGGGTAGCAGTAAAGGGCGGCAAGGTATATTTTTATATTGGTCGGTGCAGCCAGCCGTATCAAATATTCGGCAACGACGCAGTTTCAGCCATCCGTTACGGGGAAGAAATCTATGTAACACTCCGTAACGGCAAAACCGCTATTTACCGAATAAACAACGGGCGAACGGTTTACGGTCCCGTCCGCATGACCTGACAGGAATATTTCACAGCCTAAATACTGAAAACACATTTACAAGGAATTCCACTCATGGACTCTGCTATCAAATCAAAACTTCAAACCCTGTTGCGCCTTGGTCTAGTGTCACAAAACAATGTGCGTCGTGCTATGACCATGTTCCAAGACCCAGAGAAGTACAGCAAGAGTCCTGCTTACCGCACTCTCATGCAGGAACTAATGGTGGATGTGGTGGACAAGATTGTGAACAACCGTGCCATGTACACCGCACTACGCTCCAGCCTGACCAAAGACAAGGGCGTAAAGGAAGCAGACGAAACCATTGCTGCCACCACACAAAAGATTGGTGAAAGCGTTGAAACAGATCGTACCACAACCCTGCTGCGTAGTGGACTGGTTGACAAGACCCAAATCACCGCTGCTCGCAAAGCACTAAAGTCCAAGAGCAATCTCAAGCAAATGAGCATGGGCAAGGTGTACCGTGAAATGATGATTAATATGCTAGACAGCCTTGTAAAGAAGATTACAGGTAGCCCTGCCCTGTTCAACGCTTTCAAGTTCACTATGGGCAAGGAAGGCAAGATTGAAGAGGCGTTTGACGGTGGAGACACAGACATTATTGCGCTGTTTGATCTGCACGAAGACGCACAAGAAATCCTTGAAGCCAACAAGCCCACCAATCCGTCTCTGTGGTCAAAAGCCAAGAGCATGGCAAGAAGCAAGTTTGATGTGTACCCGTCTGCGTATGCCAACGGATGGGCAGTCAAGTGGTACAACTCCAAGGGTGGCGGTTGGAAGAGCGTGAGCGAAGGCAAGACTTTCTTCCAGTTTGCAAATGATCTTGAAGAAGCCCTGACTCCTGCTCGTAAGGCAGTGATTGATCGTGAACGCAAGAAGGCTTCCGAAACCATGAATCGTGCTAGCACTCCTACACCTGAACGCAACAAGGCATACGCTCGTGGCTCACGAGTCAACTACCTTGAACTCAAGGGACTAGCAAACAAGTCTGACAAACAAGGCAGTGATTATCAGATCAACAAGCGTGAACACGCCAAGTGGCGTAAGACTGAAAAGAGCATGAAAGAAGAAACCCAAAGACTTGATGAGGTATCTCCACCAGACATGGAGCACATGACTGGTTCCAAGAACGCCAAGGCTTCGTTCACCAAGCAGTACGGCAAGCGTGGCAAGAGCGTGATGTACGCCACTGCATGGAAACTCCACAACAAGAACAAGAAGAAGCGCGAAGTCAAGGAAGAGATTGAACAGATTGACGAGTTGAGCAAGGCGACCAAGGACTCGTATGTTGCCAAGCGTGGCTCACAACTCTCGTCCATGATGTACGGTTCTGGAAAGCACTACGCTTCGCTCACAGGCAGACAGCAAAAGAATGCCGTGAAGGGCATCAAGCGAGCCACAGGTGTCAAGGAAGAAGCCGAGCAGATTGACGAGTTGAGCAAAAAGACCCTTGCCTCGTATGTGCAAAAGGCACACGATTCCCAATCAGAAAAAGAGTTTCTGAAGGGACACAGCATGGGCAAAAAGTATCAGGCAGCAAGAGAAGCAGAGAAAAGAGGCGTGTCTACCCCACCAAGCAAAAAGACACCACTAGACAAAAAGTACAAAAATCGTGAGATGGGAATCGGTCGCGCACTAAAGCGTCTCCAAAAGGACTGAACCCAAATGATTAAGAAGCAAGGCAACAAGTTTGTAGTAACGAACAAGGCAGGCACTAAAGTATTGGGAACACATCCGTCCAAGGAAAAGGCACAGAAGCAACTCGCAGCAATTGAAATATCAAAGGCAAAACACATGCACGAAAACAAATCATTCAAGTCGTTCCGTAGCACTCTTAACGAGAGCGAGTACAGCGAAGTTCTAACAGGTTACGGCAACCGCTCTGCTCACAAGGACGATGCAGGTTTGCACCACCTACAGTCTGCGGGTGCTCTTGCTGGTATTAATGCCATGCTTGCCACCATCAGCAAGGGCACTTACCTTGATCCCAACGAAGCGTTCCTCAAGATGAAGGTGCGTCTCAATGTGGTGCAACTAGACTTCCCGTGGAAGCCCCGTTCATGGGACGGTGGCGTGGGTTCGTTTGATATTCCTGTGGTGCAGTTTGGTCGCGTTGACGGCTACGACGCACAGACAGGACAGATTCGCTTTGACGGCAAGGCTAACCCCACAGGCGGCTACACCGAACTAAATCTGCATGTTGAGGTTGGACTAAACGCGGATTCGCTGTACACCGTGAGTGCCAAACTAACTCCTGCCGTGCCTGTAGCGGAAGAGGTTGAAGTTGCAGAAGACTACCAGACTCCTGCTCGTGAACGGGAAATGGATCGCAAAATAGCCAAACACGATGATGCTGCTGATAGTGCGTACAGAACTAGAATGACCAAATACGGCAAAGTTGCTGATCGTGCCTCTAAATCAGAAGACAAGCACGACAAGGCAATTGCTCGTCTTCTCAAGCGTTCCCAAAAAGAACAAGAGTCGTCCCGTACTTACGGTCGTAGCGGCAAACTTGTAAAGCGTGGTAGCCGTGCAGAGGTAAAGGAAGAGATGGAGCAGATTGACGAAGCAGGCGCAGCCAAACTGGCTCGTATGGGATACGCATACGACCGCGCACGAGTCGGTGCTCGTGGTGTTCTGAATCCCGAGCGCAAAAAGCAAATGGGTGATGCGTACTACAAGCAGCGTGAAAAGGTAGAAGCCAACAAAGCCAAGCGAGTTGCAGCAGGCAAATTTGACAAGGGGCGTGAACTAGAAGCCCTCCACAAGAAGTACGAAATTCGTCGTGCTAAAAATACCGTAAAGGAAGCACTCATTGGCGGTCAGAAGAAACTAGACCTGAACAAGAACAAGCGTCTTGACTCACAAGACTTTGCCATGCTTCGTGCCAAGAAAAAGTCGGTAAAAGAAGAAGCCCTTGTCGGCGGTCAGAAGAAACTAGACCTGAACAAGAACAAGCGTCTTGACTCACAAGACTTTGCCATGCTTCGTGCCAAGAAGAAGGCTATGAGCGAAGCCAAGAAGCCCATGATTAAGATTGGTCTAAACCCCAACAAGAAAATTGGTTACGAGGTTGCTTCAATCGGAGCAGGTGGCAAGAAGACTGTAGAGAAGTCTGTTGACTACACCATGCCCCATGTGAGGCGCGACACCACCAAGAAGGGTGTAAACGAAGCGAAAATGAAAACATGGAGTCCCCGCTTGGACAGACTAATGGCAAATCGTGACGCGATTCGCAGCAGACCCAAGAAGAGCATCCTGACCCAAAAAGTACAGGACGGCAAGAAGATTGGTGCTGCTCGCCCAATAGCCAAGTACGAGGGCAAGTGAAAGGTTTTTGGGAATACATCCGTCTGCGTCCAAACAAACCACTAGTGTTTGAGGACATCTTTATAGATCAGGGAGTTGAACTCCAATCACCTGTGCCCGGTTCAAATGTTTCCGATGTGGACTTGACACCCAAAGAAAAGCAGAACAAGTTCAAGAAAAAGCAAGCCCTGAAGAAATAAACGGTAAACCTATTCGTCATGGATTTCAAGACTCTGAACCGAGACAATTTCATGCTTTACGCTATGGGGCAATACACCAACCCCCAGTGTAATGGCATGACTGAATTCACAGAAGACCTGAATCGTATAAAATATGTAAAGCGTCTTCTTAAAAAATACAACCGCAGCGGCAAGATTCGCCCCATCCTGCTCCTGAATCACTTGACTATTTTAGGAAATGTGTTTGGGCCTCGTGGTGCAGCACGAATGCTATTATTTAAATTGGAACCCAATCTGTACCCACCCCTGAAAACCGCACTTCTATATTTAAACTACATAGGAGAGGGCATGGTGCTTGAAAGCATACGCTTGGATACCATTCCCGTGGACGGACGGCTTGCAGAGGCTCTACGGAGCCTATAGGAGCGATTATGAAGCGACTCAAACGGTTTGCACAGTTCATGGAACAGGACGGTGGCTTGCCCACCTCCGCTCCCACAAATATAACAGGGGCAGATCGTATTGCAGGCACAGGCAGCGATATTCCTCCCGTATCTCCCAAGAAGCGGTTTAATATTTTAAAGAGGAAGACCGCTAAACTCATAAATAATAAGGTGATTGAAAACACTGATTTAGAAAGGAAGTGAATATGTTTACACCTGAACTACTTTCGTTGGTTGGCGGCGGCGCAGCAGGATTCCTGTTTCGCTACATGGCACAAAAGTCGCAAGACCAAAAAGAACTGTTCCAACAGATGATGGCTGCAAACGCGCAGACCACCAGTAACCAAGATAAAGCCGCAGAGCGTGTTCCCTACGATGTGGGGCGTGGCGTTCGTCAAGTAATCGTGCTGTCCATACTGTTCGGCACTTTCTTGGCTCCGTTCATCCTGCCGTTCTTTGGTCTGCCCACTTTTGTGGAAGTAGACGCAACCACTCCTGAAGGGCTGTTTGGGCTGATTCCACAAAGCACCAAGAAGTTTTTCGTGGAAATCAACGGCTACCTGTTCACCTCTGAAAACCGTCAAATCTTGTTAAGCATCGTAGGATTCTATTTTGGTTCTGCTGCTGCGTCCAACAAGTCATAAGGAGTACACCATGAAAGCCGTATACACAATTCTGCTTGGACTACTGCTGACTGCCTGCAACACCGTTCCACAAATCGTTCCTGATTCCAGTGGCGACAGCGTGATTATGAAGCGATTGGATCACGAAATTCAGCGTGGTGACAGCGGAAACTCTTGGGGATGGGTGCTATGGTATTTGCCCATCGTGCTGATTGCGTTTGCTTGGGCGTGGAAGGAATGGGTTCGCCCGTCCATCAATGCTCTTGAAAACGAAGACATTGACACCATCAAGAAGTACGACAACACACCCAAGCCTTAATCCCCATCGGGATTCGCAGCGCGGATGTTTTCGTACATCTTCTTGCAGATATAGTACGAGTCCACAATATCTGAAACGGGGCTACCAATCTCTTTACGATTGGGTGCTAGTACTGCTTTCAGGTGCATTCCTGTTTCCCACACAAACGCATCGTACATTTGGGTCTTGTCTGCGTTGCCCTTGCCTGATGCAAATTTCTTAACTTCGGTGGGTGGAATAATCGTGACAGGAACCCCTAGATGGTACAGTTTGTATTTCAGGATGCCTGTGTTTTCTGCAATATGAAATACTCGCCCACTTGCAGAATACGCATACCCCTCAAGTGCCACATGGGAGCAACCCATCACAATGTCAATAGCCCAATCTGCAATGCTCTCGTAGCGTTCCTGATCGGAGTTCCAATCGGACAGCCGCTCGCCGTAAATATTCAGGGTACGAATTTCTGATTGTTTTTTGTTTTCGGTCAGGAAATAGAATGAACACTTGGTGTGATCCCACGGCAGCGAATCGTCTGGGTTGTTGTACAAACAGACGGCGGGACCACAAAGAGAATAATCAATTCCTGCTATAACCATAACAGTATTTAGGGAACCTGACTAAATACGGTAAAGGAGGATTCAATAATGATTCCAGAAAACAATGCAGAAAATTACAATGAAACTGTGCTGATCCCTCTGTTGGAAAAGAAGGTACACGCTCTGACTAGCAGCGTGATTCTAGCCGAAGCCAAACTAGAGATTGCCAACAAGGAAAAGGCTGAACTACAGAAGCAGTTGGACGCAGCACAGGCAGCAGCACAGTCTGTGCCTGTGACTGATGTGCTAGACGAAGGGGACTAAACCCCATCGCATCTATAACGGGTTTCCTGATAACTCTAGAACTACTGCTCGCACCCACTCCGCTACAAGGTCTACCCGAGTAGCGGAGTTTTCATATATGGTAGAGTCTTTGGTGGCTAGTGAGGAAATGATTCCAACCAGCACGCCCCTGCTGTTCAGGACTGCGCCGCCTGAATCGCCAAAATACAGGGTTCCGTTGATTGGCAGCATTTTGAATACTGTGGGTTCTTCAATCAGGGTTCCGTAGTACCAAAACACATCAGGATTGCTACGGCGTTTGTAGCCTCCACCAAAACCAATCAGAGTAAGCGACTCGCCTTGAATGTATCGGTTACTTTTGCCCATGATGGGAACAGGAGTAACAGGGCAGTTACGCTCAAGCAGCCCAACTGCTGCGTCTTGGAACAAGCGATCCCCAATTTTGTATTTGGGGTGCATACGGTAGTCCACAATCTTGTACGATTCGCACCCCACCACGAACAGGTCAGCGTCACCGTCTTCCATGCAATGCCCTGCGGTAATGAAAACATTGGGTGCAATAAGTACTGCACTACCAATTTCAGAGCCATCGGCTTTGGCAAGCATACCAACTGCCAATTCCTCTGTTTGCTCGTCCAGTAGGGAAAAGCCGCCCATGAACCACGGAAGGTGTGTAGCGGGAATCCCTACTGGAGTTTTTTCCTGTGGTGTGTCGTATACCGACACCGATGCCTCGTCACATGCCCCGAAGAGTAGTGAGAGGGCCAGCAGAAGAGATGGAACATAGCCTCTCTGCATACAAATATCTAGCCCACCCACCAACACAAAAATGTTGGAATTTCTTGAAGGTTTGTGCTAAAAGAAAAACCCCCTTGCGGGGGTTTGGTGTGTGGGATCGGTTTTCAGCCTTCCATTCAGTCACCGTACTCTGGGCCACGCCCGCCTGTGTAGGGACCACGCCGATGTGCTGCGTCTTCATAGCCTTGCATCTGTGCGTGATGATCCCGATCTCCTGCCCGACTCCTGTGCCATGCTTCGCTTTCTCTTTTCTGCCGTGCGTGTCGTTCAGCATCGGCTCGCTTTTTGGCACCCATATCCTGTTTGCGCTTCATGGCTCGCTTGTGGTCTTCTGATCCCTTGCGGACAGGCTTGCCGCCCTTGCCGTAAACGGTCTTTGACTTTTGTTCCTTGCGATGACGATCCTCCGCTGATTGAAGTTCCGCGTCAGCCTTTACTTGTCTTTCCCTTGCTGCTTTGCCTTTGGTCTGGTTACGGAGGCGAGTCGCCCAGTCTCCTGCACGGCGCGACAGTTTCCGCAGATTCTTTTCGCTTTCCGCTTCGCGTTCTGGTGTCTGGATGTCTTCCAGCAGGGCATTAGGATCAAGTTCTAGTTCTTCACATAGAGCCAACAGCACTGTTTCTAGCAGTTCGTTGTACTCCATAGCCTCATCCAAAGCGGCTTGTGGGTTTTGGATGCGTGCAATGCTCTCGTTGAGCGAACGGAATGTGTTGTGGTTGGTTCTCATTAGAATAATCTCCTATACTATATTTAGGAAAAGAAACAACCCCCATTTACGGGGGTTGTCGGGCGGGAGATGCTATCTCCTGCGGGGCACAAGCCTGCGAAGTTTATGTGGTCAGGTCAACAATCTCACACTTGTCGCCAGTGCACGAGAATGTTTGGGTTCCAACAGTCTTGTCTTCCTTCTCGTAGTTCACCATTTCACTCCAGTCCACGCCCTGTGGCATGGCAGCAAGAGCGGCTTCGTACTGCTCCTTGGTGCAGTCCTGATACGGTGCTTGCTTGTACGAGTGATCGGAATGGGGCAGGAAAGAAATACCGCTGATCTCGTCAAAGTGCTTATACACCCACGCACCCACCTCCATCCACTCGTGCTCACGCACAGTAACAGTAATACTGGGCTTGTGTTCGCACCAGTGCCGCTGATACGCCAGCCACAACTCCAAGTGCTGAATAGCAGTCATGTGGTTGCGGGTCACAGAACCCACAGCCTTCATGGGGAACGAGAACACCATTGTGTGGTCGGGACGCATATTGCACACTTCGTGTGGGAAGCCCTTGTCAATCATAAACTGACACAGAGGGTCTTTGCGATCTGCACGAACGGTGCGAATGTAGTACTCGTTGTGACGAGCGTGGATGCCGCTTGCAGAATCAGTCAACTGCGATACGGTTCCACTAGGCTTGACACAAGTAATAGCCGCTGCGGGGTTGATGCCAATCCGCTTTGCCCACTCCTTGTTGGTAGCCACGGCATGGTCACGAAGCGATTCAAGAATGTGCTGCAAGTTTTCGGTGTTGTCACGCATCATGGCGTTGTCAAGAATACCTGTGAGTGACACACCAAGCAGTGCTTCCTCTTCACAGTTCTTCTTCCAATCACTAGACAGGTACGGAAAATGGGTAAGACTAGCCTGCCATGTGCCAAGAATGGCAGCAAGCCGTACCTTACGCTTCAAGGTTTCTTCTGTATCGTCCTTGCGAACAATTACTTCAGACAGATTGCAGAACTGCTTGTCACGCAGAATAATTTCAGAACACGGATTAGTGCCGAACTCGTAGGTGGCATCACGACGCTCACCCAACTTTTCCACAGTCTTCTGTGCAGCCTCACGGTTAAAGATGCCACGCTCACCGCTCTTGCTGTTGTACAGAGACAGCCACTCTTCCATGAATGTGCCAATCTCGGGCTTCTCCTTGTACGCCACACTGTTGTTAGCCAGTGCACGCTGTGGGTTCTCGTTCCACCACGCACCGCTCTTGGCATTACGCATACGCTCGTCTGTCAGATTGGACAGAGAGATGAGTGCAGAACGACGCACACCACCCACCACAACCACTTCTGCTACCTTGCAAATAATGTCATGGCATTCCATTGAGGTGAGTTTGCGTCCTGCTGCTCGCTTGAAAGTATCAACGGTGAAACCGAACAGTTCTTCAAGTGGGCGAGGACCGCTTGCACGACCGCCAAATGTTTTTAGTCTTGCACCAGCGGGGCGAATCTTACTGGTGTCCCACGACGGAATCTGCCCACCAATCAGGAGTGAAACCAGTTCACGATACGCTTTTGCCCATCCTTCTTTGGAGTCCTTCACCACGATAACGGTATCGCTACTGCTGAACTGCTCTGCAATAGTGGGTAGTTTCTCCACATACTGCCGCTCCACAGAGAAGCCCACGCCTGTGCCGCACATAAGCACATACAGGATTTCATCAAACGCACGCACCTTGTTTACTGCCACATACGAGCAGTTGTAGCCTGCGGTGTTGTCCTTTCGGAGCGCATCACCCGCAGTCATTAGTGCACGCATGGACGGCATGACTTCAAGATTCAGAAC